GTCTTTTAATGAAGTGAGTATTCCACACCTGTAGATACTTATTATAAGTCTCCGCCGGCACTTCACCTCTGATATCTACACAGACATCCTGATAAAACATAAGCTGTCTATCGTTAGATGTAAGGCTACCCATTGATATCTCGATTCACACGCATGCATGTTCGTGCACGATGTTTGATACGAGGTCTCTTTCCTACTGATGGAGTAAGTGGATGTTCTCTACGTAGCATTAGTTGAGCCAAGTTCATAGGAGACTGTTTAGCCTTAACGAGTTTGGTTCCCTTAGCCATGTGACGTATTGCGTAGAATGATCCTGGGGTCACTACGTCAGTATATGCTACTGGATCTTTATCAAAAGGATTCATGGTCAAGCCTCCATAAATGGTAAGCGTGGTGCTTCAGCAGGTACAGAGGTGACAGCAGTGATACGAGGTTCAAGTGTGACCTCTACACGAGTCCCAGCACCAGAATCAGTACGTCCAGCAATAACACGACTATCAATACTATAATCGTGAGTATTGAAACCCTGACTCGAGAGCCAAAGAGATACTGCTTCATCGAATTCCTTTGATGTTAAAGTGATTTGCATGGGATAACTCCTAAAAATGAATATAGTTTAGCCTGTAAATAGGCAATGAAGGCAATGAAGCCCATGTGTAAGTAGTCAAAGAATGTAAGATTCTCCGCCATACTAAAGACCTAACCATGTATAGAATCCTGCGGGTGCAATAGCATGCAAAATTAATACATGAATAAGAATTCGTTCAAAGCGCGTGAGTGATACCGGAGCAGAGAATATAGAGTATAAGAACTTCTTCATATTAGTATCCTGCTGCGTCTGCTGCGATGAGAGCTTTCTTCTCCGCTACAGCTGTCTTCTGGATCTGGTTTAAGAGATCACGGATACGTTTAGAGCATGCCTTAGTTGGTTTGGTTTCGTAAGCTGTGTACTCTGAAGCGAGTGCGGTAATGAGTTTGTTCATGGATGTCCTTCTATGAATGTTTAAATTTGCAGTAAGCTGCAATGAGTAATGCGTCAGATCTCCCATCGAGGAGACCACCTTTAGGTCCGTAGATCTCTGCTGTAGGAAATAGTCTGATGGCTATCTCTGCTACGTTCTGTTTGATGGCTTTACCTTTGGCTGATACACCGAAGTGCTTCTGCCATGCTTTCGGCTGGACTAGGTCCAGAGGTAATCCGAGGGTACGAATTATACCATGGAGGATACCTACGTTGAAACCAAAGTTAAATGTTCCCTTGGCTGATGAACCAAAGATAGCATGTACGTCCTCGATCATACACATATGAATGTCATGTGATTGGGATAGGTCATGTAACCATGATGCCATAGCATAGGGATTGGTTTCGTAGTCTTTGAATATGGTAGATCCATCTTCTCCCAGAGCACAGAAGGCTCCATTGAGGCCAGGATCGGTGCCTACGAATATCTTCATAGGTTACTTAGCGAAGAGAGATGATACAGGTTTCGCTGCTGCTCCTGCTGTGCCTTCAGCTTTCTTAGTACGATCACGGGTTTTGCCTGTGTTGGCTGCTGCCCACTTCTCAAGGAAGTCTGCATCTTTTCCACCTGTGAATTCGTTCATAGATTGGCCAGTGGTAGCACTGAAGACATGCGCAATCTCGTTCTCAGTACGTGTTTCTGCTGTGGCTTCGTAGACACCAGTGGCTTCGTTCTTCTTATTCTTGTTCACAGTCTGTTTAGTGACTGCTACTTTGATAAGTTGGCCGATAAGATCTGTGTACACTGGCTTAGAAGTAGGTACGTCCTTCTTGAGGTCGAAGTTGTAGATGGATACCATCTTGTCTTCTGGTGTAAGTTCTCCAAGTTCTTTACCTGCTGTAAGGACGCTCAAAGCATTAGCGATGTTGAAGCCAGGAAGATACTGCTTCTTGCCCTCTTTGTCTTGGTAGTAGTTCAACTGGCCTTTAGCCGTACCACCGGTTAACCAAAGTTGCTGGCGTAGTGTTGATCCGTCCATAGACTTAAGTACTAAGTTCAGAGCATATGCTCCGCCTTTAGACATGTCAAGATATGCCATATCAATGGCCATGTCATAAACACCTGTCTCAAGTGTACGTGATCCTCCACCAACGATGTCTGCGGGTGCTGCGATGTCTTTCTGTGTTGCGAATGGGTTCATGTTATTTTTTTCCTTTTAAATTAAGTTTAGCTTCAAGAGCTGAGATGAGGTCATCAATAGACCCAACTTTTACGGCTTTCTTCAATGCGTCTTTAAGATTTTCTGCTGACGGTTTGAAGTCGTTGTCAGCGCAGGTCAAATAATGATTGATAGTGGCATCTACTGATTGGCGTGTAGCATCGTCGTAGTCAACCATAAGGATGTTTAGTTCCTGCGCGTCTGAGTCTTTGAACTGTTGTAAGAGACGATCTAATAGTGAGGACTCTGGGTCCAGCTCTGCAGTATCTAAAATAGACTTCAGAATAAGAATACTTTCAAGTCCTCCGATACCGTGAACAAGTGAACAGTGTTCTGCGAATATCGAGCCATGGCTTAAGAGTTCCATGAGGTTCTCGATAAGTAATCGTGCATCGGTACGAACCTGCATCGTAGAATATGTGCGTGCTTTGACTTCTACAATAACAGAGTCTGTAGATTTAGCTGAGTCTTCTTTTGGTTTAGTGAATTTCAATGTGTGCTCCTTTAAGCATAATATTGGTGTAGCCGGTCGATGACTGACTGGATGTTGTTATCGATGAATGTCTCTTCACGGCTCCACATTTGTAGAGGAGATCTGATACGTTCGTTGACAGTGTCCTTGGTAAGGCGAGTCTGAAAGACATGCTTGTAGCCAACCAGTTCGTCATCATCCGAGATGGTGAGTAGAGGATTAGCGTAGTCTTTAAGTTTAGCAATAGGCATCTTCTTCGTAGAGATAACTGTACTGAAGAATGATTCGATACCTACATTGGCTACCGAACCTTTAACAGGGACTTTGGTTTCAAGAGTCATGGTCTGCTCATTGATGTCTGATCTGGTGTGAGCTAAGATCACGATGTTCTTCGTACTGCGATTGACGTAGTACTGGAATAATCGTTTGATGAACTGCGCATAGTCACCCCACGCTGCCATGGTGTTTGCTGAACCAATGACATACTGTGACTCGTACATGTCAAATAGGAACGTCGCTGTGTCTATGACGATAGTATGAATGTTAGGCATAGTCTCTGCATGCTCAATGGCTTCTACGACTTGGAGAGGATCAGTGATGCTGAACTCTTGGAATTTAGATTTGAATGGCAACTTCTTCGGTTCACAGTTGAGAAACATTACACCCTCAGGTGCGGAGAATGCCATTAGTGAAGCCGATTTGCCGGTGGATGAAGATCCTGAGATCAATACTAGGTGGTTGTTTTGTGTGTTATCCATGGTTCTCCTTTAGAACTTAGCTAAAGCCTACTGGGCTTACACGAATGGACGAATCCAGCCGATGCCAGTAGTATTAGTTCTCTTTCACCGCAATACGCTTAGCTACTGTGAGCATGACTGTAGATGAAAGTTCTAGTTCAGTGAGTGGGTCTACGATCTTGGAATTGAACGTGGTGACAGCGCTGTGTACCTGATCCATGTTGTAACCATTGTCTACTAAGGCTAGGGCATACTTGAGGATCATGTTCGATCGGTTCCCTTCACCTGTGTTGTTGAGGAACCAGCGTTCAAGATTGTTCAATGATGCACCAGAAGCATAGGTACGCTGTCTGTCTTCACTCTTCTTAGTTTGAGGGATAAAGAGTGTAGCATCAAGAGACTCACCTTCGTTGTACCAGTATTCTCCTGCGGATGATTCCCACTTTCGTGCTATATCTTTGGCTGCAGTATCGTTAGCAAATGGAAGCCACTCATATACGTTAGTCATGAATTGAGAGAACTCTCGCTCACCAAGTTTAATAGTATGGCTTAGTGGCAGGATGATTCTGAATCTATCTCCATGCCCAGGAGTCTGATGTCTCTTCGTGGTAGAAATCAGATATGTGTAGTCCTGTAAAAGGAGTTTGGCTGTATCAATGGAACAATCCTTGTCGATGTCAATGACTACTAGGTTAAAGCCTTCAATAACATTCTCTTTGGATCTGTGACCTCCTTTGAAGTAATGCGCTGTGTAGTGGTATCCTACAGCTGTAGTGAGTTCATGCAATCGTGTGAATGGTGCGAGCTGTGGTGTATAGCCATCTGCGATGTCAGTACTGAATGAGAACATCATACTATTGATGTCAGTCTCTTTGAGGGATTCTCCGCGAAGGAATTCAATGCCATCTACGTAGGACTTCTTGATGACAATGTTGTTCTTGTACCCATAGGCTATGGCTAAGTTCATCATGTCTCTACGCTGAGTCTCAGAGCCTTTGTAGAATGGAAGGTCTTCTACTAGGTCTACCTGAGTGACTTCGTTTCCAACATCAGCAATATACTTAGCCAGTTTAACATAGGGTTTCTCTCTAGTGAGGATACGACTGAATGCTTCACCGCTGTCTTCCATGAGTTTGATAGCTGAGTGGAGATGATCCATGGTAATCTCTGGAGAGTTATCCACGAATGCATATGCACCCGAGAGCTTAAGCGCACGGAAGTATCTGTGGGATATTTCTGCCTTCTGTATCTCTTCGTGATCTCCCATGGTATCAGCTACTGAATTACAGTAAATCTGGTATGCAATAAGTTCAAGAGATACGTCTTTAGTCATGGTGAGTTTAGTGGCATAGTGTTTAATGTCTGCTAGGTCTTCGAGGGCTGAACCAAGGGTATGTAGATGAAGTTCACTGGTGGTGTCTGTCATCATGTCGTAGAGTTCATCTGGCGTCATGTTCGCTGTAGTCTTGGAAGACTTCGTAGCGTAACCAAATAAACATCTACGTGCGTATCCTGTCTCAAGCATCTGGAAGAACTCTGACTCTGTTTTGCCTCCGTCGAGGAGTTTAGTAGGTGTGCCGAATAGGAGCATATTCGTAGGAGTACGTCCATCTATAGGTTCACGTCGTTTGTTCTCCGCTGAGTTCAGAGTGATCTTGTCTTTGATCTTACCTACGTCGTAGAGTTCAATGAAAGCATTAAGAGCATCTGTGTTGTTGGTAAAATTAGAACCTACTTCATCCATTTCAAGACATAGTGATCCGATACCGGCCATCAATAGTTTATGACGGACCTGTTTAACTGCTGCTGGTGTGGCTGAGTCAAATGAGAATACCATGGATCCAGTGTTATGGAAGTCCCGCTGAACATTGGTTAGTTCTTGAGTAGGATCTGTACCATTCTTGATGGCACGAGTGTTGGCAAGTTTATATAAGTTATCAGAAGATACCAGTGGAAATGTATCATTCATGAACTTGGTTTTAAAACGAGCAATGATCTGTTCTTCGATGATGTTGTTAGAGAGTCCTTTCCCGAAGCCTGAAGGTGCTAAGTTCAAGGCATAGAGTGATACTGGAATCTCTCCTCTGTCGGGTGTGACAATGGTAGTGTGCATCATGGAAGCGATCTTAGCCATATGATAGGCAACTGATACTCTGAAGAACAGTGGGCTATCTGAATGTGTCTTCTTCACTAAGACTTTGACAAGCTGTTCTGCAGGTTTGAAATACTCCATATCTGCGAATGGTTTAACCATGGTATGTTTCCTTTGTTTTTAATTGAGCTTCAAGTTCTCTGCATAGAGCTGTTGAAAGGTCTGTATGTTTAACGAAGTACTCAGCGACTAAGTGAATATTCTTCATAGAAGCTTCACCGAGCTGTGTGTACTCTGTAATGTCGTTATGTAGGGTATCTAAAGCTTCTGCTAATAGATACTCATCTGTCTCTTCGATCTGTGGCATAAGGTCTCCTTTTTAAAATGGTATTGGTTTGCCAGGTCTGCCTAAGTATCTATGCGTACCGAATGACTGTGATTCAAGCGACATAAGGTATCCATACATAGATACTAAAATCCATCCTTGGGCGCCATGTGTTGTTTTATACCCGAGTTTTACTGATGTAATGGGATGAGGAAAGAGATTCAAAATACGATCTTCTGCCATATTTTTTTCTTCTTTCCAAGACCAAATACTAATACCTCCGGTGTCTTTAATAAATCCCGAAGTAGACTTAGGATAGATCACCATAAGTTCATCCCAGGTGGGTAATTTAAGTGTCATGAGGTCTCCCTAAGTATTTGTGCGTACCAAAGGTCTGAGGTTCAAGTGCTTTTAAAGCATCATAGAATGACTTATGAATGTAAATGTTATAGTGTGGGTCAATCATGACATCGTCAGAACGTATCTCAGTAAACTCTAATTTACGATTAACAGGTATACGCCTCTCCTCCTCGGTGTATTCCCAAAGAGTAAGCCCATAACCTAAGATCCGTCTCTCATTGGACTTTGGGAACATAACCATGAGTTCATCATAAGTCGGGATAGTGACTGTGTACATGAGGTCCACTCCTTCGCCTTAGAATCTTGTGTTGGCCATATGGTTGCCAGTTGAGTTTGACTAACCATTCAACGAATATACGATAGGTTACTGTATCTGCGCCAACTATATCCATATGTTTCAGATGTGTTACGTCGAGGAAAGTAACTAAGCGATTAGAGCCTATCTTAGCATCTATGCGTGGCCACCAGTATTCCTGAGAATCGTATGCAGGTTTACCTTTAATGGTTTCACCGTTGATGATGGCTGAGTCAGTGCTCTCTGGGAACATATCTCGAAGTACATCCCAGGGTGGTACGTATACAGTGATCATGAAGGCCTCCATAAAGTTTTCTGAGAACCATAATACGCAATCCCGTATTCTAATAGTTCTTCGTTTGTCAGTAGGCGTACTGGTAGAGTAATTTCTGAAAGCGCTGACCAGTTCTCACCAAGAGTTCTACCTACAGCTTGGACTTTAGCTATAGTTTCACGCTGGATTAGCCAACCTGAATATCTCGCTATTGTGGTATTCGCTTCAATAATGCCGTAAGAGCCTATAGGCATGTCTTTCATAAGCATACAATTATCCTTTAAGGCCAATCTTGATTAAGAGTTGGATCATGTCATCAAGGTTAGCGCGGACCAACGAATGATCAAACCACTTCTCAAGTTTACCTGTGTACTCTAATGGATTCTCCATGTGAGGATTAATATAGACTCCTGTGGATATGATTTTGTGTTTGAGCCAGAACATCTTGTCAATAGGTCTGTCTACGATGTCACCATCGGTGATACAGATACAGTTGACGTTTCTGAGTACATCGACGTTAGCATCTACTGTTTCAGCGAGTCCTTCAGAGGAACGAGTTTTATGGATGGATAAGACTTCTGCATCTGACATAGGGAATGCTTTGATATAGTGGCATTCAGATGAACTGTAGAGTACGTTCCCGGTGACGTAGCCTTGTTGGGCCAGTTTATTGAAAAGATAGATCATGGATACTGCATTCTTCATAGGATCACCAGACATAGAACCAGACATATCAATGAGAAGGTTAAATGTGATGTGCTTTCCAACTGGAGCTTTCTTGTCAATATAGATCTTCTCTGCATCCATAGCCATGGACTTAGCACTGATCAACTTACGAGGTGTGATACGTTTCTGTTTGGAGTTGTGCCCCTTGAAAGCTTTAAGTAGTTTCTTCACTGTATTGTTCAGTACTATAAGTTCTGGGGCTGATATTATACTGTGATCTGTAGAGAATCGGGATAGAGATTTGTAGTGTTTGATGTCCTCAAGAGACTGCTCTACTTCTTTAAGATCCATTTGATATGCAACTGGCTGTTCTTTGGCTGTACCTGCTCCTGGTGCTTCTGTGAGTCCTGTGGCTTTAGCCATATCAGAAGCATCTTTGGTCATGTCGTCACCTGAGGAGTCCTGTGCTTCATCTTCCGGAGTAGACTGTGCTTTGAATACTTTTTGTTGGATAGGAAGTTTAGACACGTCTGTGATGTTTCCTAGGGAGTCTGCTTCGATGATCTCTGACTCACGTAGGTCTTCTCCAGTGAATGATTGGTAAAGTTCCACAGCATCAATGGTTTGATCTTCGAGAGTAGGTGGTGTCTCATCGTCTTCACGGGATGAGTAGTCATCCATAGATAGCATGAGCTTAATAAGGTCTGTGAGGGCTTCTTCATCAGGTAAGGCTTCGATGTCTGCAGAGTTAATTCTGAGATACTTCGTACCTTTAAGTCTGAAGACCTGCGTAGGATACTCTGTCGAGTGTAGGATTTGAGTACCCGCCATAAGGTTATAACGTAGTACTGGGTCTTGATTGTAAACTAGACCTCTAAGGTTTTGTTTTAAAATCTGTTTTGTGTCTAAGTGTTCTGTGTGTTCCATATTGGACTCCTTTTGAAATATGTCTTACATACCCAAACTCTGTGTATGGCTGATTACCACTACCTGCGCGGTCTCTAGGTACTATAGCAGCCTCCCAGTGAAAATGTAATACATCTCCTGAGATTTCATCGATATGCATATGTCTACCGTTTTTGGCTAAAAGTACATCTCCAACAGCTACTGTGGCAAACTGTTCTTTAGTCATGTTCAGCCTTTGGTCTTCCAAGGTGTTTGATGGTAGGTGTAGATTGCTGCTGTTTTATTCCAAATTTGTTTATGGCTTTGCCGATTTCATTAATACTCATGGCAACACTACGATCACTTTTAGCACGTTCAGCTGCGGCCATATCAATAGCGGTTAATGAACGACATGAAGGTTCTTCTAATGTAGGCGTCATGATGGGCTACTTGATGATACGCTTGATCGTGTCTTTAAATGTAGCTTCTTCGACTTCATTGATGATACCGTCAGTGGTACGGGAACAGATGTTAGAGGTAAGGTCAAATAAGTATGACTTCACTTCTTTAGGGTTATCACACATCTGGATCAATTCACATAGGTAACGTACATTGATAGTATTTGTAAGTTCTTTGGCTTGGACTAGTCCTTCGACAGCTGTGTAGAGATTGATCAACTGGTTAATCAATACGTCAGAGAACTTGTCGTCGGAGTTACAAGATTCAACAATGCTACGAACTGCATCGATAGAGTGAGCCATCTCGTACATACGGAATCGGTCTGAGAGTGCAAGATCGATGTCTTCAGTGTCGTAGTCTGAACCAATGTTTGTAGTAGCGATAGCCCAAAGGTTCTCAGTAGGTACACGTAGGATCTCAGATTTACCTAAGCCATCAGTAGTACCTACAATACGATTAGTTCGTAGTTGGTAGTGGCCTGTAGCATCTGGTGTAAGTGCACCGATAAGGATGTTCAATTCACGGGATGGAATACGAAGAATCTCATCAATGAAGAATGCTGATTGTCCTGTAAGTGCTGTACGAAATGCTGCTGTAAGAGGACCATCCATCCATACTAAGGAGCCAGACTCTGCTTTAACATAGTAACCAAGGAGGTCAATGGACTCTGTACCGTTAGAACCTGCGATAAACTCTGTAGGAATACCTTTAGAATTTAGATAGCGGGACACTGTGAATGTTTTACCAAGTCCACGAGCACCAAGTAGCATGATGTGCTTCTTGAATGAATATCGATTGATGAAGTCATCGATACCTACGTTAGAGTATGCAAGCTTCTCTTTGTTGATCTCTTCCATCATGACGTTATAAGTGTTCGTCAATGAGTCGTAGAGATCTGTCATACGTGGGTCGGACATGATAGTGTCGATGATATCATCTGGCATAGGAATTTGAGGGGCTGATTTAAAGATGCCTTTGACAGAGTTCAATGATTTAACGATGTTTCCACGTAATGCTTCAGGGTATGAATCTACGTTCACTGATTTGAGTGTACCATTTAACCATGGATCTCCTGCGAACTCTTTGATATCACGAGTGATTGGATCTACAAAGATGTAGGTGTTAAAGGCTACACCAGATTCGTCTGAGTCTTTGACCGTGGATAGGATAGATGTGACTGTCTTATCGCCTTCACCGACGATACCTTGAAGATGTGCTCCGTATGTAAGCTGGTTCTCGTTAATGAGAATCAATGATTCTGTGACTTTGAGGTTAAGTAATTTCTGTGGCATGTGTGTTCCTTTAATAAAATGTTTGGTATTAGGCTAATCTACCTGATGCTGCGAGACGAACTCGCTGAGTACAGAGGTTAGCAACTGAGCAGTACTGACAAGCTTTCGCTTTGCCTTCATGTTTGATGACGATACCTACATTGCCATCACGTCTGAGGTGATCTGCGGCTTCGTCATATGTATCGTAGTTCTTCGTAGCTCTGGCTGTTTTCGTAGGGTCTTTGTAATATTTAAAGACATCCTTCTCCTGCCAGAGTTCCTCAGGAGTACAGTCTGGAATCAAGTCCTGGTCTGTAATAGGTAAGAACTTGTCAATCTGGAAAAGTTTCTTCTCGATATATCTTTGAGTCTCTGTAACAGTCTTTAGACGATGGTCTTTAGATTGGATACGAGACTTAGGATATGTAGGGTCTGATAATGTCTTGGCCTTGGACCAGTCAGTAAAGATATAGAGGTTGGTGCCAATGTCATCAGTGATAAGTACTGGGTCAAGCCATTTGTAAATAGACATCTGCATCATGTATTGGTTGTCACTGGAGCCAGTGATGTATCCATAGACACTAGATGATTTGATATCGCACACACGACCTCCGGAGACTATGTCATATTTCCCTGATACAGTCCATCCATTGATTTCTTTGGATAGACGTTTCTCGAATGATGTCTGATCAAAGATGGCCTCTGCATTCTCTGCTGTAAGGCCTAGAGCTACCATCGCTGTGATGGCTTTGTCTCTGTCCTTCCAAGCCTGTTCAACGCTGTCATGAAGAGCTGATCCCATGGATACTGCAATGAGGTTGTCACAATCCATGATCTTCAAGCAGTCCATGTTCTGACGTGCTAAGATGATCTGACGGATAGGTTTGAGAAGTGTGGTAGTAGATATGACACGAGGATCATCGTTGTAGTCATAGTTATCAATGGCGATCCAGACAGCTAATGGTAGAGGGATATTCATGTTGTTGGTGATGATGCGGTCATTCGCCATGGTAAGGTTCCTTCGTAGGTAAGTTTTCAATCTGCTGGAGATAATTCATCAGTTCTGATTCTGTAAGATATCCAAGGACATCAGATGTGATAGGAGTATCATATGTGATACTGCCATCATGAAAGATTGCAAGTTCATATGTGTCAACTCCGTTAGAGTAGAACATAGAACCAAGTAAGATGCATGCTTCATAGCCGTTAGGAAATGAGACACATGCTTGTTTA